TCCGTCCAATTGTTATTAGAGGGGACATTAACGTGCAATGCCAGAGGAAGTAACTCATTAAAAATAGTCTCGTCTTTTCGACTTATGTCGCCCATAGTAGCAAACGGATTGGCACTGTTAGCAGTGGGTGCGGCGTTAGCCGCACCTGCGGAATCAGGTTTTACATATGTATTTAAATCCGCTTTCGTCATAAATGGATTGGATTCGGCAGGGTCGTCAGTGTTATACACATACCCGCCATCGTTTCTTGTAATAGCATCTACATCACCCGATAAAAGCTTAACTATGTCGGAAAAAGTAGTTGTAATATAATTTTTGTCGTAGAACCAGTCTAAAATATGTCCGGCAGTCCATGTCCAAGCAACGCCACCTTCATTTAAAATTTGACCTACTCCTGTGCCTCCCTGATGACCCTCACGGTCAATATATTTACCCATAAACCGAGAGAACAATGGACCAGTCGAATAGCCCGCATTATCGTCCCAAATTTGCTGTTGTTGGTAAACTTTACCAGTACTAAAGGCTAGGTTAGTATCAAATAAGTTCCCCTCCAAATACGTCTGATAGGTGCCGAAAGCCCAATCATTTTGAGTATAATACTGTGCGGCGCCGATTAAAGCAGTTACTGTAGCTTGTGATGTGTAGTCTGTGACGACAGTATCCCGTATTGTCTTGATGTTAGTGTTTAGCGTGACGCAGTTACTTTCAAGCTCCTCAATAGGAAGGTTGTCCACCTCATAGTAATAAGGATCATTAGGCTTATACTTCCGTACAGGCTGTATAATATCGTCAAGTGGGATATCGGGATTTGTCATTTTATACTAAATCATCTAAATCAAAAAGATTGAGGGATCTCACTCCCTTTCCAAATGTGACATTGTCACCATCTCTTCCTTCCCCAATCCCCTCTGCATTTTCGGATTGTGTACTAGAATTGTAAATTGATGCAAAACCAACTTTGTCATTGGCGGCATGTCTTACATTTGCAAACGTATCGGCAGCAGATTGGTCAAAGAAATTTCTCATATACCCTTGCCAATCCGAATCTCTGACTGGGACAGCCACAACTGGATCTACCCCAAGACTCCTAGACTGAATACCTCCATCAAGACCTCCAAATACTTTATGACCATATCCAGACGGATCGTAGGTCATGTAGTATGAATCGGGACTAGTAATAGTGGAAATAGCAGAAACCCCTGATACTGGAGCCATGTATCCCTGTCCGATAATTTGATCTATTGGGGATCCTCCAGTCGAGCTAAGTGACCCTAGACCAGCTGCTCTGACGGTGGGCGCATTTCCAGAAAGATCAAAATAACTCTTAACATCCCCTCTGGTCCCCATTACAAGCCTAAAAGGTCCATTGTTATTATAAGCAAGTCTGGTCAAGTTTCTGGCGCCACTAGAGGCGATTCCATTTGCGCCGTAGTAATCCAATTCGACACCGTTCCACCAGTTCCCAGCAGGTCCATGGTATCCACTGACAGGCGCTCCTCCTTCTAAAGTAGTAACTCTCCCTCCAATAGCAGAGGGTGTTACAGAAGATACCAACAAATTCTGTGCTTTTATTCTAGATGTATCTGCGAGGTTCCACAAGAATAACTGTGAACCTCCATACCTTTGATTGAGTCCGGGATTGTAAGGGGTTCCTCCAATGCCAGCATACCCAGTCACATGTTCCTGTCCAGATCCTTCAAGGTTATAGTAAACTCCAGATACGGCACTTGTACTTCTCCCCATAGGGAAATTGACACTGTCTACCTTAACAGAGCTGTTTCCAACTGCTCTTACACACATGCCTCCAGTAGAAATGTCATTTTGGTTGCCAAGTGAGACAGTGCTTCTGTTGGATTTCAGAGCGCCGGGATTTATCTTAGAGTTGTAATCAAGACCTCCGCTCTTACCTCCTCCGTTATAGGAACCATAGCCTTTCATAACTGATGCGGTAAAAGCATTTGGATAGAACTGCATGTAACCGCCTGATATGCATTTCCAATAATTAGAATCCACACCGAAAACGTCCACGGAATTTGCAGTATTCATTCCAGTACTAGAACCCCCCAAATCCGTCATATCAATAGTAGAGTTATCATTTGCAACTAAACATGCCCTTAAAGCATGTAACTCCACTTTGGTATGATTTCCTGTGGCAGTTGATAGATCAAATCCGTAGTTATCAAAGTATTCACTGTCATCCCCATAAATCGGACAGAACTTCGTAGTTGAATTTTTCTCCGCTAAGGACGCGATTCCAAATCCGGAAATCTTAGTAGGTCCACTAAATCTAGTAGTAGAATTATTCCCTGCATAAAATGCGGACCTGCACCACGTGTAGGGAAGGTTTCCTGAAGATAAGAAAGGGTAATTTCGATAAGCCATCGTTGCATTTGCAGAAGTACCTATGAAAGTTATTTCAGAGTTATTAGTAGCTGCTGCAACATACCCTTTAACTGGCGCAAATTGGGTGCCTGTAGGACGAGTAGCGGCGGCTCCTCCCAAAGATAAGAAAGTTGCTTTTGACCCGTTATCGACAGAGACCATAGGATTATAATCCTTAGCATACCCATAAGAACCAGAAGAACATCCCATAGAACGCCCACTTTCACTACCTCCGATAGCCCCATAGTAAGCCGCCATGGCTCTACCGAATTGAGGTTTCATGCAGGAAGATTTTCCTACGTAGATGTTGTGATAACCGTTACCATCACAATGAACTTGGGAATTTCTAGACCCTTGTCCTATTTTGTGTGTGTCATTAACTGCATTCTTATAGAGTTCCCACCCGTATCCATACGTACAGTCAGAATTCTCTAGATGCAATCCGTCCCTAGAATTGAGCTCACAGATAGTCCCAATGAATCCAATATTCGAACTCTTAGCTACAAATCCATTTTCTCCATTTCTGTAAGCCCAAGGAATACCATTATACAAAAAGTTAGAATTTTCAGCTACGATTCCGTGTTGAGTGTTTAAGGTTGCTGCAAGTTTAGTGGTTTCAAAATCTTGTGCGTCTCCACCCATATAACCATCATTACCAGTGGATTTGAAAGTATGCCCTCCAACCCCACCAACCACGGTAGAATCTTTAACATAAATCCCGGTTCCGTTGTGTGAGAAGTGATAGAGCTTCTTCCCTGGTATTGTGTAATAAGTTCCCGTACCACTATTAATAGCCTGGTTGTTTGGTTTATACACGGAATCAAATGCAACTGTAGAGTTTGCAGCATAAAGACCAACCCCACTACAGACTAAAGGAATATTTCCCTCAAGCTCCGTAGAACTTACATTCCTAACTCCAGCCGTAATAGGATAATTTCTATAAGCGATCATCCCATCCAAAACATTTACTGTAGAGTTGGATATCCTATACCCATAGTACCGATTTCTGACTGAAGCAGTTCCTTTAAGGGAAATCCTAGAGTTGTTAACATTGAACCCTGCAGTAGCCCTGTGCTTTAAGGTTACTCCAGACCCTGAGTACGAGTCTACCATTATATTGCTTAATCTAATAGCGGGGCCTGCACAATTATTCACCTCAACCATGGTAAAATAACTTCCGTAAGAAGAAGAGTTTGCGGAAACTCCTACGGTAGGATAAGTAACAAGGTTACTCTTAAGTTGAAGCCCATACCCATTTTCAGTACCAGGCTTTGCGTCCAAAGAACTGATAGAGTGATCAAACTTTGCGGAATAGGCAGAAAGTGTAAACCCGTAGTTTCCCGTATCTGCACCTGCTCTAGTGAATGGGAAAACTCCTCCTACCCCATTCAAACCTCCGTATGAGAAATTAATAGGACCAACACGATTATTAGTTGCATTATCTTGCGCAGCAAAACATCTGTAATTACTATTCCAACCAGAAACGTTATAGCAATTAACTCCGGTCTTAGTGGATGCTGCCGAAGATACGTCATTAAACATTTCAACAGAAGACACGGAAGTAACAAGAGTTTGCGAAGTATCTCCGTATCTTACTGCAAAATCAGAAACGCTTCGAACTGCGGACACAGTATTGATACTACTAAACCCACCGTGGCAAGTTCCAAAATTTCTATTTATAATTTCTAAACTACCAGCACCCTCAGTTTTAAAATTAGACAAACTGAGAATTCCAAGATTTCCGTACCTACAAATTTCAACTAAAGTAGGGCTTTTAATTGTTTTGGGGATGTTAGAAACTAATTCATCTAAATCTGTGTAGATACCATTCGCCTTATCCGCGACGGAAGATAAAACTAATGTAACGCCGCCTGCTATGTTGTTAGAAATACTAGCGGGACCTCCAACAGCAGCTCTCCCCCCTACTCCCGGACTATAAGTAGAATTTGCAGCTCCTTGCCCGTTTAGCTGTGAGTATAGTGCATTGGTCCTACTCTCCAGCTCAACAATAGGAATATTATCTTGTTCCCAATTATAAAACTGATCGGGACCGAATTTGGTAACCTCCGTATCGAAAAGCTCAGTGATGTCCTCTCCACCGGAGCCAACAGAGAAATTACTATTCCCCCCACCGAAAGTTGTGTCATTAGTGTTTAGTTTTCCAGGCATATTAGAATATTATTGTCCATTTAAAAGCAAGAGCAAACTTAGTAGTTTTGGTAATTTCTGGGAATTTTCTATAGGCGCACAAGACAGACGCTCTCACCCCTTGTTGGGTCGCATATAATCTTAGGAATGGGTCCGCACTAAATATTCCAATTTCATCAATTGCCACACCGTTTGCAGTGTTGACATCTAGGTCAAACGTAAAACTAACTCCAGTGTTCCCATATTTCCTGATGTTCGCGTCATCCAATTTGGCGAATGCTTTATTTGACAAGGCACCATTCTGCCATAAATTATGACTCCCAACTATAAGACTGGCTTGGTCTCCATATTGAGAAAGAACGCAAGGAGATCCCAAAGAGGTCAAAGAGCTAGGTGCAGGGTCGGCTACTGTATCTCCTCCTGTTCCTATTTGGAAATATTTAATTCTATAACTTCCAATGTTTGCATTTCCAGGAGTAGAGTTGGGATCCTCGTCTGTAGCGTGGGCAAACATCTCAGAAAGTGTTATACCCATCCCAACAGTTATAACATTGTGCTTTGAGTACACAACTTCACGTTTCCCATCTCGATACACTTTAGTGATTTCAAGATGTCCTTTTGGTTTTATCGAGTCTCTGAGTTTAGTAGCCATTAGAATTTTATAGTCCAGACGATAGTCATAAAGTCATTATAGTCGCTTGAGTTCATTCTTAACCCCCCAGGTTGAAAAATTTTCTTAGCAAATAATTTAAACACTGGATTTTTTGTTGTGTCTGTCAGATTATATAGGGAAGTTTTACCACCTGCTCCCATAGTCGCGGCGGTTCCATACGGAGTTCCTTTCGTTCTATTTAGGAATGATAAATGTTCGCTCGAGACCCCTGCAAACTTTTTAGCGGTGGCAGGCAGGTCAAAGACGTGTAATCCGATATTAGCGATTCCCCCATAGTAATAATCTAAAAGTTTCCAATCGTTTGGAGTAAGTGTTAAAACATACTTAACTTCCCTCTCGTGATTAATAGCCGACAGTCCAAACGAATTATCAATGGGGTATGCGGACACAACGAATCCTGCACTGGAGTCTTTTACGGTGTAGGAGCTAACGGATCCACTGGCTTCCATAATGTACCCTTCACTGTTAATAACACTTTGCTGGTTTAACATACCGCTTAGTACCCCAGAAAATGCATTAGATTCGGATTTATCAGTATGTCCGAAAGAATATCTATCCAACTCCAGCCCACTTCCAGGAAGGAAACAACCAGCTTGGACAACTTGCTCTAACTTCATTGAGGAAAACTCAGGAGATCCAGAAAATTCAATAGCATTTAAAAAATGTCCCAACCTAGCAGGACCACTTCCATCCACGGAAGTGGGTTGAAGAGTTTTGTCCATTGGAGCTACACCTACACTTGGAAGAGCGCTTGCGTAGCTATGATTTTGATTGAAAACTGTCTTAGGATTTCCCTCACTATCTATAGCAGTCACTATTTTTCCAGTTTTATAAATCCGAAGAGGGGACCTCCTGTGAACATAAGGAGGTGTACCTCCGTCTGAGTTTCGGGTATATGATATAACCTTCCACCTTGTATCATCATGGAGGTAGTGACCATCTATGGGTATTCCTGATGCTTGTATTTCCTTGAATGGGTAATTTTGGTCTCCGGTGTCTGTGGAGGGCCCAATGCTAGCGCCGTCCTTCTGAACGTACTCCCATCCGGTACTCCAATCACTTCCGTTCCAGTACCACTGCTCTTCTGTGATCGGGTCCCAAACAGTTATAACCAAGAATTGGTCACTCAAAGCTCCTGTCAAAACATCATACTGTCCATAGGCAACAGTAACTATATCCCCCTTATTTATCCCTAAGTCTTTTTGGGTTTTTGACCATCTTACACGTCCATCTGTCTCCTCTATGTCAAAAGGGTTGGTAACTTGAATATACCCACCTTCAGAACCAGACGTAATCAACTCTACCCTCGTAGCAGAACTATCAGCAAAAACACTAACTCCATCCCCCCAGTAAAAAGGATCATCAGAAAAATGGGCTTGGTTGTTTTGTATAGTTTGCCATGGACTTAAACTATCCTTGTGGAAAGGTCCCGTGTACGCTATTCGCGGAGTTCGAACTAACTTAATATAATCAAATTCAATGGTAGCATCACTTTCGTAACCTAATCTTAGGAAATACTCCTGGTCCACCGTAAAACCGGCGTGATTCATCCCCATAATAGGAAGAGAAGAGGTAACGTAATTTCCTGCTGTGCCTGTAAGTTTTTTCTTTGTTGCAGTACCCCCGGTGGAATACTTGGGCCACGACTTTTGGTCGGCATTCCAATTGTAATAACGCCAATCAGTATAATCGGACACTACTCCTGACATTTGAAGATTTAACACATCTACGTTAGCAGCTTTTGAAGATTTATATCTTACCATTAAAGTATAATCCTCATTTGGAACTAACCCACTGAACACCGTTCCAATATACTGATCCTCTGCATCCCAGCTGTTTTGGATTGTATGCCCGAAGGAATCGTACACAAGAGTATCTCTTTCTGAAAAACTTACCGTACTACTAGGTCCGAGATGAGCATACTTCCATCCAGGAGTAGGGCCTAGAGAAATACCTTTAATGTAAGTGGACCTAATGTTAGAAGATTGCCCTACGGGACGAAACCTTATATGAATTTCGTGGTCCTCTGGGTTATCGTACATATCCTTCATTAAAACAATAGGTGCAGATGCTTTTCTCCATTTTCCCTGATCAGTAGGAGGTAAGGACGGACCTCCGAGATAACCTTCTGACACATTGCCGATTACTTGGCTCCAAGTAGTTCTATCGGTCCAACCATCCATGTTTGGATCATTTCCATATGGATCGTACGAAGAAAAAGAATAGTAGTTTCTAACACCAGTAGATATTTGGTCGGAAAATACTTGTACCTGAAGTGGGGCGCTTGCTGCTGGATTTTCAGTACTATACCAAAATGACAGCTGCATTGGAACCTCTCTACTTCTATCTGAATTGGGAAGGTTACCTAGACTGTCTTTTAATTGGTCTACCTCGGACAAGAAGAAGCTAGCTCCAAATCTAGCGGTACCAACCTTGGAACCTCCATACCCTCGATAGATAGTTCTTATATCTAGGTACCCCTCATCAGTAACACTTGACACGTCAACTGAGGACATTACGTAGGAGACACTTCCTGACACGTTCCTTGCGTTCCACAAGTCTCCCTCTTTTGATATTACAATGGGATTGTGGGTGTCTCCCCCCCATTGACGAACTGTAACTTCGGGGCGGGTGGCGTCAGTGGGGTCCTGTACAGAAACGAGATCCCCTACAAACTGTGTTGGATTGTCTAAGGGACCTGAGAAATCATAAATCCCTAACATCCTAGAACCATTTATGTCAGTAACGTACTCAGGCGCGAGCTGTTTTCTAAACAAATCAGAATTAGGGATTATAGATTCAGTTTCAGAAAAATTAGAATTTCTAAGAACTTCCTCTTCTAAATTAATCAAATCTACACTAGCGATAGAAATATCAGAAAGAAAATCACTAGAATCTGCAGGTAATTTTATTTCCCAAAAATAAGAAATCGATTCTTCTCCGAAAGCAGATCTATCTACAGGGTTTTCTGGGAGACGAAAATCAACAGAATGAGTTTTTCTATGCTTAGTTAGAAATATCGATTTATCAGGATCAACGGGGAGACCTGAAGCTACAGTAGAACCTCTAGGGTATCTTGCAGGTACACTCTTACCTCTACTTAAAAATATTCCTTTGTCAAAATCAAAATATTCCCTAGCATCTACACTAACACCGGCATGTCTTTGTCTGTATAATCCAATTTTTACTGGGTCAGTTCCGGAAGCAGTTATGTTGAACCTGTATGAGTTTCCTTTTTTAAGAGCGATGTTCTGTCTTAAAGTAGCTTGGTCTCCAACTTCGGAAGATTTAAACTCTAAACCTGGACCTGATGTGTCGGAACCAAAAGAAGGAGACCCTTGTAATATTAACTCCCAGTGAGCCGGTATAGTATCCTCGCCAATTCGTCTTGACAATCGAAAATGGTCAATGCCACAACGAATGGGTATTGTTGCAAGATTTGTACCATTGGTATCAATAAAATTATTAACTCCAATTGTTAGAGGCCTGTTCTCACTTTGATCTGGAACGGTAAATTCTATTGATCTATTATGTTGGCTTCCATATGCAAACTCCTTTATATAAGAATCTGAAGTCCCTGGTGTTGTATCTAAAAAAGCTATCTCTTGGTACGGAGTATTAGCGTTTACAGGCTCATCTTGTGGGTAGTTATCAATGTACAACTGAGATTCATAATCAGAATCCGAGCCAAGCCAAGAGTATGTAAGCTTGTAAGTTCCTGCGCTTAAGTCTTCCCATCTATCCTGGTTCCCAACCCCGTCAGGGGTATACAAATCCATGCTTAAGGCGCTTACAGAAGTCCCGTTCTCAGTATCTGCGATTCTATTAAAACACAAACCAGAGACAATAGGCAAACTAGTCCAAATATGAGACGTGTCTATTGCAACAGATGAGACATAGTTTTCAGGAATGGTAGGATTGTCTCGCGTACCATCTTTATCTCCCCTCTCCCAGTTTTCATAATCCTGGTTGTAAACTGTCCAATATTCTGGTTTGCTTTGCTTGTATCCGGATTCATTATAAGTAAGATCTGGAACCCAATCCACCAACGAATCAAAATCTGCAAGGGAAGTATCAAACATAGTAAAACTAAAAGCTTGATTTATTTGGTGAAATAGTTTGAGATTGTCTATCGTGTAATCAGCGGAGTCAGCAACACTATAATATCCAATTTGAAACCTTCCATCCCAAGGATAATTGCTACTCCCGATGCGTGGAGTAAATTCAAAAGAATTCTGACCTAGCTTTCCCCCATTACTAAAGATTGGCGGGCCACCTGTAGCTTGATCCCAGACAATAATGTTAGTAGAAATGTCATCTCTAGCCAAAATATCAAGTGTTATTTTATACGTTTGGTCTATCCTAAGAAGTTTTTCGGATACAGACCCCACAAGATTGAACCAAAAACCTCCATAGGTTTTTCTAAGACGTAAACCTCTTCCCCGAACCCCAGGTCCAATATATGCATCAATAGGACAAGCCCCATTCCACCCTCCTGGGAGAAATAAATTCTCACTTGTTTTGGTAAAATTCGTAAAACTACCAGGGTTATTAATCCCGAGAGAATTTATACCATGTTGCTTTATGAGATCAAACCCTACATTTTCAAACTTGTTATCCTCAAATATTTCCACACGCTCTTCGTATGGGGAATACTCATTCCACGAAGTAGATCGAAAATCATGGTTATTAAAATAAGGAAGTAAGTGATAAAAACCTGTGTGCTTATTATGGGTTGCTGCCGAGGATGGCGTATACTTGGCGTGGCGAAAATCATAGTTTTCCCTTGCGGACCCGAGAGTAAAACCTCTAACATTAAAATTTGAAGTATCCAACACACCGGAAGCAGGAAGATAACTAATTCCCCTTGCTTTAGCAGTACTAGAAAGGTCGTTAGATGTCCTAGTAGGAGGAGGGGTGAAAGTAAGAATATCAACAATGTGCTCTCTCGCGCCATCTACAATTATATTGTCATCGGCATGGATAAGCTCCATGTCGTCTCCTTTACCCTGGTATATTTCTACAAATCCTCTCATTAGTCATCTAATATGTTATATATTACCCCACCACTCGCGTCTGCATATTTGTAAGACTCATCTTCAACCCCGGAAAAATTGCCTCCGAATTTTTCTTGGTATGATATTCTAGAACCTCCGCTCGTCTGGTAGGAACTTGCAGAGAAGTAACTGTTTCTGGAAGAGTCTCCAGATGTTTGAAGGTCGAATCTATAAAACAATCTCTCTAACGCCTCAAAGGAGTAGAAATTCAAAAGCTCGTCATAAGAATCAACGAGTTGGAATGCTACTTTATCAACTGTAATCGACGTTCTATCTACCGGTTCGGTATCCACAGGGTCGGCACTAAACTTTCCTATTTCAACATGATAAACAGTGTCCAAATTATGAAGAGGCTTTCCAGACTTATAGATAAACTTTTGATATTCTCTAATGCTGTAATTAAGCCATTGATCTGGAGAATGTAAATTACTATTTTTGGTACTAAAAGGTATCTCTAACATTCGCCACCCCTCTGCTTCAAAAGCAGGATCTGGATCCATAGGTACATCTGAAACTTGATACTCGTAGTACAAATTGTTAAGCCCTGTATGGCTAGTAGCAGGGTTCGAATATTCATAGTCATCCTCTAGGATATTTTTCCACTTCCCATCAGCTTGATCAAATGCGAAAGAGTTTCCTTTTCCTATTGAATCCGAGTAAGTTGAATCATAACCATTCTGCGTGTTTTTGTACAGTACAGGAATATTATCGGTCCTAATCCTAACTGCTATAGTCCCCTCATTGTCCTTGGGAGCCGTTCCCTCCTTAAATCGAACGGATAGCCTGTAGTCTTTTTCTGGAAGTAACCGATTTTTAGTGGGGCTATCATCAAGTTCTTCCATTTTGATTTTCTTGAAGAAATACTGTACAAACTCTTTGGTTGATGGTTTTCCTGAAGAACCCGCACCTACAGGCACTAGCGAAAGCTCGAAGGCGTCTCCGGGCATAAATACAGAGCTAACTTCAAAGTCTAGTGTAGAAGTATTGAAGGATCCTGGATTAGGCCCCGGGGCGAGGACAGGCATGATTTGGTTAAAAGCCATTCCTCCTTTAGACCATCCTCCAGCTCTGTTTAGCTGAGCAGATTTTGCACCCGGGACGGGAGACACCCAGCTAAGATTCACACCAACACCACTAGCGGTAGTGTGGGGGGTCATAAAATCTACTGTAAGTCTATATTTCCTTCCTGGAATTAACCCCATGAGAGTTGCGGCATCCCCACCGTAAGTGTCAGAGTCATTTACTTTTATCCAGCTAGACTTAGGATGCCGCCATGCAGGATTCCCGGAGCAATTAGCAGAGACTATGTATTGGTCAGTATCCGGATTAAGCCCTGAGAGGAAATAACCAACGGAAGAAGAAGTATCGAATCCAGGGAATCCTAATGTTCCCGTGTACCAAGGGGAGCCAGCTCTGGTTGTAGTGTTTGAAGCCTGGAGAGCGAACCCGGCTATACCATTGCACGCCAGGTTATTAGCCCACGGTGTGGCCTCGGTTGAGCCGCCTGCGATGGATCTTTCCAATGCAGCTTTCCACCTAAACTCCGGATTGGGGATATACTCTCTACCCTGGTTTAGAGAGTACCTAATCTGTACGGAATGGGATTTATCAAGGAGGGGATTGTTGGCTGAGCCCATCTCGTTAAAAAGAGTTATGTTTCCAACATAATCTGAAAATTCATTAGTAGCATTTGAAGAAGTATTTTCCACTCCGTATTGAGCAGTGTTATAAACTGCCCATGCAGGACGCTCTGTGTCAACACCTGCAACTAGGCTTACGCCACTTACCATAGAATTTATTACACATTTACCGGTTACTGTGTCCAAATAATCGGGAAATCGTAACCTTGACTTCTGGCTTGTCCCCTTGAATGGTGACGTTTTATTTATCTTTATTTTAGATGTACCACTAGCATCCATGTACTCAAGATCTTGGGCTGCTGGTTTATATGCAATATATTTCCACTGAGGGAAACTGTAAATCAAATCAGGCGACTCTTCTATGGCTGACGCAGAATTGAAATTTCCGGCAGGCAGGTTACCTTGCACGGCGAAATCACTATTAAAGAAGCCGGGTCCCTCTAATTGAGCCCCCATACTTCGTCCGCCTGCCCTCATAAACCTTTGATACGCTCCCGAAGCAGACAGAGCGTCATACCTGTAATTAAAATTCAGCCCATTAAAGTATCTTTGATGCTTATTCCATAAATCCCAAAATAAGATTCCAAAAGCAACATTTTCTATACTACTTGGAGCAAGAGACTTTACCAAATCTTTTGTTTTTTGGGCGTTTAAAACAGTAGCGTATACAGCACAAGTAGAGTAATCCATAGCCCTTCTGGTTTCAGCGCCTAGCATGTAGTTCGAACTCAAATTTACGTTACCTAAAGCTCTACAGGGGTAAGTGCTGGATACATCGATACCATAAAAAACGGTGGTCACATCTGCTTTATCTGCTCTGCTGTTCGCTGCCCACTCAACTGGCAACGCGGAAAGACCTAAGTCATACTTTTGATCGTAGATCCATCCGTCCGGGCCTTTTGGAGAAAAATAATTCCCAGTGCTAAAATTAAACCCTAAAGGAATAAAAGAACTTACGTTCATTTGATTGCTAGTACCACTAAAAATAAGTTTCGCCCATGTGTTGTTGTCGTACTCTACCACTGACGATACGTAGCCAGGATTTAAGGTACTACTTGGACATTGACCTCTTGCAATAGGCATAGACCTTCCATCCCTGTAGTAGGCAGCCGCAGGCACAATATATTTTAAGTTTCTCCTTCTGCGTGATGTTCTAGGTACCGACGTGTATAATCTTCTAATGGAACTAGGAGACTCTACCCCACTTACGGAGGAAGCTACACACCCCGATAAAATAAAGTCTCGAAGGATTTGGTCATCATTATCCGAGTATTCTACAAGAACACTATACCGTATTCCATCACTTGTCCCACTTCCAGTAAGATCAACACGGTCAGTCATGTTTTGGGTAGCATAAAACTTAACAACCGAGTGGAACGGAATGAACTGCCGGAAAATCTCACTCAAGACGTAGATTACTTCATCTGTATTGGCACCGTAATAAAAATCAGATTGGGGGTAATTAGCATAGTTGGTGGTTCCTGATGTACCTGCATTTAACTTCTGAGTTAACGCGCTTGTCTCTATGGTGGTTAATAGCGTAGAAGCCTTCGAATTCCAATAATCTTTGAGACTTATGTCTTGTGCTCGGGTTCCGGTCACTACGGAATCCAAGTTAGGTGGCAACTCAACACTAGATGTAAAAAATTTCCATCGAAAGTTCAGCCCATTAATCAACGGTGAATTAAGACATTTGTCATGAACGTGGCGGGTAAAACCTTTCACATACTCTAGGGGAATTTCCAAACCGCCATCAGCTCTTCCTTTTGGCAAAAGACCAGACAAGTATGACAACTGGTTGTCAGTCATATAAGTGGTGTCATAAAACCTGTCATTCTCCCAAGGGGGAACCGGAACTAATTTTCCTCGGTGTTCAAATCCCTTAAAAACCTCACCGTTCCCGTTAGGATCCCAAGAACTTGAATGATAAGGAACTCCATTAATTTTTATTGCGTTCGTCTCTCCTTGTAGAGCGCTTAAAACATAATCCGTAGCAAACCTATAGTTATTGTCATGGTCATCCTCGTCAAATAAAGCCGCCCCGTCAATATTTGTAATTATGTTTTTGCCGTTAACAGAAACAGTCGTAGCACCAGCAACGCCTGAATCGTAGTCTGGAGGGTTATAAAGTGGATCATTAAGTACTTTAGATTCTGTAGCAATCAAGTAATAGATTAGCCGAGGTATGTAAGACTCCCAAACTTCTTCTGTTGACTCAGAGGCATTGAATCCAGCATCCGGAAACATTAGAGAAACTGCCGTTTCTAATGCTTTTCTAGTTCCTTTTGCTTTGTATAGGTAGACTGCTTGACGTAATTGCCCTCTCCACCTATCAACATCTCCAGTCAAAACTTTCCACCCTATGAGGGCTCCTAAATAATTTAAAAATCGTTTGTCACACCTCTGGACGTCAACTAGGGATCCTATATCATCTACCAAAGAATTAACATCATACGTTGCAAAACTTAAAGCTTTTAAAAATCTTTGGAAAGGCCCCGCTGTTATTCTCTTTGAATTGTACGTACCCAAAGATATTAAAAGCTCTAATTGTGTTTGTAATTCAGTAGCCGCTTCATCATTGGGGTTATACCAAACATCTATAAGGGTTTTTAACCCATCCAACAACTGTGTTCCTGACGCGTAAATATTTGCCGAGGTAGTAGAGCTAGCTTGATTAAAAATGGGAGGAATGTACCTCATCCCAGATGCAGTTTGTACCTCTTTATTTCTCCAGATATACTCAAAAAGACCTTTAACTCCATCCCTTTCTTCAATGCTTTTCCCTAGATATGTGGAGCTAACGAGAAGATTTTGTGAAATAGTGGACGCCGCAAAACCGGCTGTGGGGCCTGGAAAATTTAGAAGGTACAGCCATGAAAGATTATCAATTAAGTATTGATGTGCTGCGCCAGTACTACTAACTGCTGCATTAATGTTGGCAGAAACTCCAGATACAAATGACGTAGTTGGATTATTTAATGGGATACTTGGAAGGAGAGTTCCAGATACATATGTCTCCCAGTCACTTGAACTTTTAAAGTCGGACAAACTTTTCCCAAAAGCTCTTAGAATTTTATTCTCAAACAAATAAGGTTGTATATTTGTAAGCTCATTCTTTGGAATAAAATGTCCTCTTATGCCACTTAGTGTATACGCAGGCAGAGTATTCGAGATAGGAATCAGGGTAGTACAGTCCTTAGCCGCAAGGATAATCTTCCCGAGGGTCGAATACAGAACATCCTCTTCCTCCCCAAAAATAGTCGAGTCAGTATCTTGGTACATAGAGGGCACAATTTTCTGAATTACATCAATATAATTATACTGATAATAATTTTTGTTTGTCCCTAGAGAACCTAATCCTGTCCTTCGAACCATTTTATACGTACTCGATATTTATTTCAACGTTGTTTAGTTGAACAATCTCATTAAAGTCTAGTTTTATATCTTCTGAATAGTTATCTATCGTAGAGAACCTAATTTCTTGAACTTCAAAGATATCCCTTTGTAAGTCAGAAAGTTTAACTCTTTCCCCAAATGATCTACTGTCTACACTAAAAAAATTAATTACTTTATCAGCTGCGGACCTCTTAACACTTTCTTCGAATGGCTCAAACTCTCTATCCGCAAAGATCGTAATGACAAGGTCTACCGTACGAACTAAACCGTCAACAATCGTAACCTCGTCAGTAATCATTTTATACTTGTTAAGGTAAGCTAAAAGCTCTTGTTTAAAGGGTAAAGAAGCTCTCTGTACCTGTAGCTCTGTAGCTTTTGATATGACATAAATATCAATCATATTTGCCCCAGCTCCAGATCTTCTTAAAACTGCTTGGGCTTTTGCTGTTTGACCTACGGTGCTAACAAACTGATTTGCGTATGCTGTATAGTCCTCTCCGGTAACAGCTCTATACTGAGTCTTGAAGAAATACGGAGCCCACTTTTTAGCGTGCTCTACTGTTTCTGCGTTAGCGCCTCCCGCAGAATGTGTGGAATTTTGTATAGTAATACTCGTGGCTCCTTTCGAAGAATGTGCCGCATTGATACTCTGGTTGATAGTAACTGCGGGAACATTTCCGCGAGAGCCACCACCTATTCTGTAGAAAACTCGATACTGTACTCCACCAGCGGGAGATTTTCCTCGGGTATTGTCACCAAACACAAGGGTACAAGAGTAATCGTCATTATAGATCTTTTGAAAAACTGCGTCCTTTCCATCATCAGCTAGGAAAAGATTCTCAACTTCAGTGTAGATATCCCCTGTGTTTGCAGAGACGACGATACTTTTTTCCACGATGGAGGGGCTAGTCAGATTAATCGATTGAATAGTGTTTAAGTTAGAAAAGGTTCCAGCTTGACTCCTCAATTCTCCTTCCAACAAAACAAGATTATTAAACTGAGTTCCTGCATTTATAGTATCGCTATTCTGCAAGATAATATCTTTATTGTTTAGATCTATTACTCCAGTAGTCAAATTTGTTTCATAAAGGGTGAAGAAGAGTGCTCCACCATCTTTTGTATTAGGAACAGAGAAAGTTCTGGACGCTAAAGGAATAGTCATAGTTTCACCAGTTCCAACTGATCGACTCGTTGGTACGGTAGCTCTTACAGTCGCTTTACTAGCAATTGGACCCTTTAACGAAATTCCAACTAAGTTTAAAAGCTTGGAGAGATTACCAACAGTCTGAACAGTGGGGAGATAAAGCTCATTGGCTAATAAATCAGACTTTAAAGATATAACACTAGCGAGATATGAAAATAACTCTACTAATACAATACCCAAATCAGACTCTACAAAGTTAGTGTAGTCTAGAGGATAAACCGCTTTCAAGTAACTCAATAACGCCTCTTTAAACTCAGAAAAATCAGCAGTAGAATAGTCTATAAACTGAGACCTTAAATTATCAGGTACAATCCCTAGCGCGAGGAAGTCGGATTTTACAGTACCATCAAAAGCACTGGTTCCGTAAATATTATCATTTTGAGCCATTATACTCTAAGCTCCACAATTTGAGTTGTTGATACGTCTTCAATTGTCGAAAAGGAAATCGATACAGTTAATTGATGCATAGTATTGTTGAAGTCTAAAGAAAGGTTTTTTAACACAACTCTAGGTTCATAGGTTGCTATTGCAGATCTTATTTCTGATATTAGTTCCGTCTTTCTACTTTCATCCATGTGAGAGAAAACGGAAGACCTTAACGACGTGCCAAATTGAGGCATCATAACTCTCTCCCCTTTATTTGTCAAAATCAACTGTTTCAAACTAGAAGAAATAGAAGTTAACCCTTGGGTTGCTGTAAAGAATCCGCCGGTTCCAGAAACTACCGGAAACTCAAATCCATAAATAGGACTGAATTTAGACGTAGTTAAATAATCAATTCGTTGGGGGGTGGAAATCATTTTTTACTAAGTAGCAATATTCTTAAAAAATCCTTTTTGAGCATTGAAATTTTGCTTAGCCTCTGTACTAGATAGGGGCTTGCCGTAAACCTTGAAACTTCCAATATAGCCATTCAGACCGCTTTTCCATCTTGCATCCGTTAGCGGGATACTTCTATTGTGCTGAGACACAGCTCCGCTCCCTCCAGTATTGAGGTAATAAGAATCATTAGTATTATACCCTAGAAAACCTGCGTATGATTGGGTATCCCCATTGAACTTCCCCGCTGGGATTC